TGGATTTGCCATTATCTTTTTCCTCCTTTAAATGCTCTTCCGAAACCACGTTTTGCGGCTCCTGTTCTTACTGCTGTTTTTTTACCTTTAACTATTCTGCCACCTTTTTTAGCTGAAATCATTAAAGGGTCCATACCTTCTATTATACTATCAGGTGTAGTCATCATATCACCTCTGTAGGCTCTATTAGATCTAAAAGCTCTCATATTCTTAGCTGCTGCTGCATCTTTAGCTCTTTGTACATAGTCTCCTTTACCAGAAGGTATAGTATTACCTGCTGAGTCAGTAATTCTATGTCTAGTTCTAAAAATGTTGTTATTTGTTTTTGGAACATTTACTTTTACATCTTGAACTTTAAAAGAACCTTCATCACCTCCAGGAATTGAGTACGCTGCATCTGAAGTCATTGCTTTTATTGCATCTGCGTTTGTTGATGGACTAGCATTTCTATTTGCAAAAGCTCTTCCTAATCCAGCAATAGCAAGACCAGCACCTAAAACTTTCGCAAGTTTTTTAAGTTTTTTGTTTCTTTTCTTTTTAGCCATTATTTTTTACCATTCCTAAATATTTGTGTTCCCTTTATACCAAAAATACTTCCACATACAAGTATCCAAAGTGAAGTAAACCATGTCGGAAGCGCCTGGAAATGCTCAAAGAAAGTTTTTATTTTTTCCATAGCTGCCGGATCATCCGACCACACCCCATATGCAAGGACCAAAATTGGCAGTGTGAGAATTAATAAAACGACCTCGTCCTTGTAGTCGTTTTGACGAGCTTCTAGCAATTTACCCTGATAAGCTTCTTCACCACGAGCTTGACGCTCTGCATGTAGCAGCTGTGCATCTGACATAGCGACTTTTGCCTTCTGCTTATTAGCATAAATTTTACTACCAGCAGATACGGCTAATTTAATTGCCGAGAACCACATACTAGTACCACTTAACTGTAGATTTTTTAGAAGCTAACATTCTTCTTTGACCACCAACTTTGTTTACTGTTGGCTCGCCTTGAGGAATTTTAACTTCTACTTCTTGACCAAAACCATCTGCATTTACAGAAAGAGTGTTGTTAGCATCTGCTTTTGGTGTATCAGATACAACTTCTCCAACGTAATTTGGATTGTTTTTTGTAAAGAATGTTTTTCCTTTTCCCATAGTTTTTCTCCTTTTAGTTTCTTATACTATCTTTTAGGACCTTTCAAGATCCTTACATCAGTTTGTTTCATCATATCATTGACCATTTTAGCATCAATTCCCATCTGTGTTTTTTCTAAAGAAGTATCAGCTCTTAATTCAGCTAACTCTTCGTTTTGTTGTAATTTCTCATCAAATTGTTGTTGGCCCATTAATTGCTTAGATCTATCTAAATTAATCTTTTGCTCTTCTTGATTACGTTTAGCAGAGTCATCCATAGCTCTTAAATCAAGTTCTCGTGCTTTTAATTTAGCAATTGGGTCGTTTCCAAACTCACCCATAATTTTATTTTCTTCATTTTTAAATTCTTCAGTCATTTCTGCTATTAATTTAGCTTTTCTAGACTCTAAACTCATAGAAAGAGACATAATTTGTTGTTGATACTGCGGATCTTGTTGCATTTGCATTAATTGTGCAATTTCTTCTCTAAATTCTACCTCTAATTGCTCTTGTGCCATCAAAGAAATGTGTTCAAAAATGTTTTTTTCTAATGCAGCCATAACTGGAGGACTATTTCTAGCAATATTTGTCGCCATAAAGTTTAAATGGGTCGTAATATGTGCTTGATGGTCTTGTCCTTTAAAAGCTTGGAACGGTTTTCCGCTCATTGCAAGAATATTTTCTGCTGCTGGGTCTAATGGTTGTGGTTGTTGCGGTGGTGGAAGTATTTTATCAATATTTTTTACACCAATTGCAGTGTACATTGAGTGAAAGGCTTCATACAAGTTATGCATTTGCGGATTTGACATTGCAAGTTGTAATTCTGTTTGTGCTAAACTAATTCTTTGTGATTGAGAAAAAATATTTGGGTCTGCAACTGGAATAATATCTATTTTATCATCAAAATCTGCAACCTTAATATTTCTTTGACCACCTACTACATCATAGGGATACTCTTGAGGTAGATAAGTTTTAAAAACTCCTGCTAATAATTTAAATTCACATTTCATCGCCACATACAATCTTTTGTGTATGGCTGACATGACTCTGGAACCACGTTCTAAGAGAGCTATGGTCGTTCCAACAGCTGCTTGTTGGTTGCC